GTTGTAAAAAGATACGAAGAAAAAATTACTGCAAGTGGTGGTTTATTTAAAAACAATTTTTGGTAATACTTATGAATCAATCTGAAATCAAACTTCGATACAACTTTGCAATGAGTTCATTTGCTAGAATGTATGGTACTCGTCCAGCAGCATCGGAGTCATGTATTACTAGATTTTGTGATAGGTGGTCCAAAACGGAGGATCAACAAGTTCCTCTTGGAAGTTTAACCGATGTTGATTTTTATTTTAGAGATCTTTGGGAAATCTGGGGAGGATACCTATGACCCACATTGCACATAAAGCAGCACACTTTGCTGCTGTCACACTCAATAATCCTTTTGGGATTGGTTCACTAAGTCTTGCACTAGTTGTCGTACCTATTATTGGTATGCATTATGTCCACAAGTATGGATGGCAGCATTGGGCACCGTTTAATAATGAATCTCATACTTAAACCTCTTGATATTCCAGGTGATCCTGTATGGTCAGTTATCATTATGGTAATCCTTGCTCTTGCTATGACAGTTTATGTTGTCATATACATATTAGGAATAGATGAGAGAGAAGAACGTGGCAGCAATGACACCCCCAAGCAGAAAAAGTTGTTACAACTTTCGAGTGACGGAGATCAATCGTGTTCTTGACGGTGATACTATTGATGTCACCATTGATCTTGGGTTTGACCTATACAAGAAAGAAAGAGTTAGAGTTGCAGGAGTTGATACGCCAGAGAAAAGAACCAGAAACTTAGAGGAAAAGAAACTTGGAATCGAAGCAACCAACTGGCTCAAAGCAAAACTCGAAGGCACGTTGGCTGGTGATGATGAGTTGTCTGTTAGGACTGAACTTGTTGGTGGCACTGGGAAATACGGCCGTCTTCTGGGTTGGCTTTACATTGGGGACGACAGTGTGTCCCTCAACGAACAAATGATTGATGAGGGTTATGCTCATGCCTACGACGGAGGAACAAAAAACATGGACCTTGAAGCACTCCGAGAAATTAGAAGGTCCCACGGCACGTTGGTGTAGAAGTGCTGTATGTGGATCTACACCCTACATCCCAGATTCGGAGATGGAAGGTGACAATTGTGAATTAACTTGTAACATTACCAAAAAATAACATGAAAAGAGAAATGATCGATGCACTTAAAGCAAGTGCTATTGGAAATATTAAAAGAGCCAAGATAAACGTCGAGGTTTACTTTAAAAGTCCTGTTGGTATTGGTGAGCACCCAGATATTATGAGTGCTATTCAGGATCAAATTGATCTAATTGCAAAGGAACAGGAACGTCTAGACGTTTTAGAAAAATACTTTGATGATATATAGAGTGTAATCGCTATATTATCCATGTTGGCATTTTTATTACCACTGGCATCAAAAATTATTACAGACGCTGTTTCCAAAGTCCCAGAAAATGAAGAACTGGGTGAGAAAATGGTTGAGATCTGTCTTATTATTCTTTCTAAGGCAGTTAAGCTGACCAAGACTGATATGGATGATCAACTTCTTGAAGTTGTCACCAAAGCAATTAAGACTCGCGAGGGTGAGTGATCTTATAAATATCTTTATAGAAAATCTTATTCAGGAAAAGACATGGCTCTTTGGGGAGATAGGGATAACTTTGCAAACGTCGCGGTAGGCGTTGCGACAGTTAATCTTACTAACAATACAATCGAAATTCAACCAGGACCCTTTGTAGCAGGTGTTGGTACGGATACTCCAATTATTAAATTGGGTCTAGGATCCACGTGTGGTTTCGCTCAGATCGTCAGTATCGCAAGTACCACTACATGTGGCATTGCTCATACCAATGCAATCATTATGAATTCAAACTACACTGTTGCTGGTGTAGCATATTCATTAACGCAGATGGCCACCTATCTGGATGAGGATCCAGCTGCTGTGGATCAGATCCACCATAGCTTGGTTGATCTAGCTGGTTCCAGTGTTGGTATCTCTTCTACCAGATACTTTGGTGTTGGGTCTACTGCCATGGCAAATGAATATGAAGATTTTGTAAATGGTAATTTGGGTCTTGCCCTGACCTCTAAGTTCCGTCCTGCTCATTCTGGTTGGGTTGGTGTTCAGACTTATACTGACAACCATGGTAATTTCAGAGTTAAGACTGAGGTTCTAGTTGCAATGTCTGGTATTCAGACTGGTAACGAACCATTCCCGAACTATAAAGCATAATGTCGTATGATATTCCGTGAATTAAATGATGACAACTTCATGCTTTTCGCAATTCGTCATTATGAAAACCCTCATTCTGTAACCAAAGAAGATTTTCTAGATGATTTGAAGCGTTTTAAATATGTCAAACGACTATTAAAACGCTTCAAAAATACTGGGGTATTAAAATCACATCTTCTAGTCAATCATTTTATTATTCTTTTTAATATTTTTGGTGAAGCTACTGTTCCTCTCTTGTTCTACAAGATTGATAAAGAACTTTGGCCTACTATGAAATCTTTTTTATTATTTTTGAATAGGTTTCCCCAGACTCCTAAGAGTTACATACATGATATTCACGTAGATATAGAATGTTTTAGACTCCTTCAAATAGAATATGAACAAGGACAGAATTCTAAGTAAAATACTATCGTTTATCCGTGAGGAAGGTGCTCCTACGGTTAATGTTGGCAGTGGAAATATTGCTGGAACTAAGGAAGCTGGTGATGATCCACCAGTAAGAAAGAAAAAAAGATATATCTATGTCAAAGGAGTGAGGAAAACCTGGACTCCTAATAAAAATGGATAATGCGAAGGTTGCTGTTTTAGAAGAAAGACTTGGTAACTTTGAACAGTTGGTTAGTCGTTTAGATTCTGCGATTGAAAAAATTGCAGAGGTAAATAATAATGTGTCTAGGATGTTAGCCGTCCATGAGGAAAGAATCGGGAAGCAAGAAAAAATCGACGCAGTATTGTTTGATAAAATCGACAAACTACGTGATAAAATGGACAGCGATCATGACATCATTGCTAAACGACTATCGTTATTGGAACGGAAACTTTGGATTGGCATCGGAGCACTGGGAGCAGTATTGATAATCAGTAACCCACAGGCAATCAAAACGCTCAAACCATTGCTAATGGGGCAGAATGGTGCTATGATAGCACCAACAGTCGCCACCATAGATGGATCACGTTGATGCAAAATATGTTAGTCTACTATCCTCACGACTAGAAAAATTTAAGAGGGTAAAATCAAATCTTTACAATTTTAGATGCCCAATCTGTGGAGACTCGCAGAAGAATAAGAGTAAAACTAGGGGTTACATCTATCAGGTAAAGACAAATACTAACTTCAAGTGCCATAATTGTGGTGCTTCGATGTCTTTCAACAACTTCTTGAAGAAGATTGATACCACTCTTCACAAAGAATATGTGATGGAGAAGTTTAAGGACGGATTTGCGGGCAAGAACTTTGTTGTAGACAAACCAATTCTAAATTTTAAAGCACCGGTCTTTAAAAAGAAGAAAAAGATTACTCTGCCAAAAGCATCCACATCTCCAAGTGCTTCTGGATACTTATTGTCTAGACAACTTAACCCATCTGAGTTTTACTATGCAGAAGAGTTCAAGAAATATACTAACTCACTTAAACATACCTTTGATGATGTAAGATATGACGAACCTCGCATCATTATTCCTTTGTTTTATAATCAAAACCTAATCGGTTTTCAGGGAAGATCTATAAAACCAAACCCTGTTAAATACATTACTGTAATGCTTGATGATGATGCACCAAAAATCTATGGACTCGATGAAATTGCCAAATCAGAACCTGTTTACATCACAGAAGGACCATTCGACAGCACGTTCATTCGCAACTCGATTGCTATGTGCGGAGCTGATCTTGATATTAGCCGGTGGGGGATTAGCAATCCTATTTGGGTCTACGATAACGAACCAAGGAACACTGAGATCGTCGGGCGTATCGGACGCACTATCGATAGAGGCGACTCCGTAGTAATCTGGCCATCGAATATTGATGATAAGGACATAAACGATATGGTCATGTGTGGACATGACGTTCAAAAACTGGTAGAATCCAACGTATATTCAGGGTTGGAAGCACAACTTAAATTCGCAACTTGGAAAAAGGTATGAGCAACGGCACAAAGGTTAAGAAGAGAGATGGTCGGATTGAATCCCTAGACCTAGACAAAATGCATATCATGGTTGATAAGGCATGTGAGGGTCTTGCAGGGGTCTCTGCGAGTCAAGTTGAAATGAAATCTGGTATTCAGTTCTATGATGGAATTACTACTGGCGAAATTCAGGAGATCCTTGTTAGATCTGCATCTGATCTTATTGATCTTGATCATTCCAATTATCAATACGTTGCAGCAAGGCTTCTACTCTTCTCTCTTAGAAAATCTCTCTATGGAAGAACGAGTGAGTTGCCAAGTTTGATTGACCATATCACGCAACTTGCATATGACGGACCATATGATAAAACTATCTTCTCAAAATATTCACAGGAAGAGATTGAGAAAGTTGATAGTTTTATTGACCATGATCGGGACTACCTATTCACATATGCTGGTCTAAGACAGGTTGTGGATAAATACCTAGTGCAAGATCGCAGCACGAATGAGGTATATGAAACGCCTCAGTTCATGTATATCATGATTGCTTTAACCATCTTCCGAGATTATCCTAAGGAAACCCGTCTTTCATATGTCAGAAGGTACTACGACGCGATCAGCAAACACAAAATCAACATCCCAACGCCAATCATGGCCGGGGTACGAACTCCTCTCAGACAGTTCGCGTCTTGTGTTCTCGTTGATGTTGACGACTCCTTGGATAGTATTTTTACTTCTGACATGGCCATTGGCCGTTATGTTGCGCAAAGGGCTGGAATCGGTATCAATGCTGGAAGAATCCGTGGCATCAACAGCAGAATCCGTGGAGGAGAAGTGCAGCACACTGGCGTTGTTCCTTTCCTTAAAAAGTTTGAATCAACTGTACGATGCTGTACACAAAATGGAATCCGTGGTGGATCGGCAACGGTCCACTTCCCGATCTGGCACCAAGAAATCCAAGACATCATCGTTCTAAAAAATAACAAAGGCACAGAAGACAATCGGGTACGCAAACTTGACTACTCAATCCAGATTTCAAAACTTTTCTACGAACGTTTCATTACGAATGGAGAGATTAGCTTATTCTCACCGCATGACGTACCAGGTCTGTATGATGCTTTTGGTACTGATGCATTTGACGATTGCTATGTGGGCTATGAATCAGATCAGTCTATTCCAAGGAAGACTGTCGGGGCACAAGAACTATTTCTGGACATTCTGAAAGAGAGAGCAGAGACTGGTCGTCTGTATATCATGAATATTGACCACTGCAATTCTCATTCTTCCTTCAAGGATAAGATTGAGATGAGTAATCTGTGTCAAGAAATTACACTACCCACTGTTCCTCTTAATCATATTGATGATGAGTTAGGTGAGATTGCTTTATGTATTCTTTCTGCTGTCAATGTAGGAACTATTAGAAATGATGAAGAGTTGGAGGGTCTCTGTGACCTTGCAGTTCGTGCTCTGGAAGAATTGATTGATTATCAGGAGTATCCAATACGTGCAGCAGAAATTTGTACAAAGGCACGTAGATCGCTTGGAATTGGGTTCATTGGACTTGCACACTATCTTGCTAAGTTGGGGCATAATTACGACTCACAGGAGGCATGGGACGCAGTTCATAAACTCTCTGAGTCTTTCCAATACTATCTCTTAAAATCATCCAACGAACTTGCCAAAGAGAAAGGATGGTGTGATAACTTTGGACGTACTAAGTATGCTGATGGCATTCTTCCAATTGATACATACAAAAAGGATGTAGATTCTATTTCAAATCCGGAGTTGCAGCATGATTGGGAGTCTCTTAGGGCATCTATCAATGAGTTCGGTTTACGACACTCAACATTGTCCGCACAGATGCCATCGGAAAGCAGTTCCGTTGTGTCAAACGCAACCAATGGAATCGAACCACCACGAGATTACTTGTCCATTAAGAAGTCCAAGAAAGGGCCTCTTAAACAAATTGTACCGCAGTATGCTACCTTGAAAAATAATTATACACTGTTGTGGGAGATGCCTAACAACAATGGATATATCAATATTGTTGCTATGATGCAGAAATTCTTTGACCAAGCAATCTCTGGGAATTGGTCATACAATCCGGAGCACTATCCAGATAATGAAGTGCCGGTATCGGTCATGGCAAATGATCTATTAACTACATATAAGTACGGTTGGAAGACTTCCTACTATCAGAATACTCACGATCAAAAGACTGATGAGGTAGAAGACAAACCGGACAATATACAATCACTAATGGCAGAACTAGAAAATGCTGATGAAAGTGAATGCGAGTCCTGTTCTATTTGATAAAGTAAATATAAGATACAAAAAATGGATTTCAAACTAAACAACGATAAAAAAATTGAAGGTATGACCGTCTTTAACAAGACGCCAGTTGACACTACAAAACAACCGATGTTCTTTGGTGCTCCTCTTGGTGTCCAAAGATATGATTCATATAAGTATCCTGTCTTTGAAAGGTTGACAACTCAGCAATTAGGATATTTTTGGAGACCAGAAGAGGTCTCTTTACAAAAAGATCGTGGTGATTATCAATCATTGCGTCCCGAACAGAAGCATATCTTTACTTCAAACTTGAAGTATCAAGTTATGTTGGACAGTGTTCAGGGTAGAGGTCCAGGAATGGCATTCATTCCTTACTGTTCTCTGCCTGAATTGGAGGCGGCTATGACTGTGTGGGAGTTTATGGAGATGATCCATAGTCGCTCCTACACTTACATCATCAAGAATGTGTATTCAAACCCCAGTAGTGTGTTTGATACCATCCTAACAGATCAGCGTATCTTAGAACGCGCTGAGAGTGTCACAGAAGCGTATAACCTCTTTATCAAAGACGCTCAACAGTATGGTTCATCTAACGCATGGGAACATGCGCTTGACGGTGCTGGTTCTTTTAAACAAGAAAGGTATGAACTCAAACGGAAACTCTTCCGAGCAGTCGCAAATGTCAACGTTCTGGAAGGCATACGATTCTATGTGTCTTTCGCGTGCTCATTTGCATTCGGTGAGCTCAAACTCATGGAAGGATCTGCTAAAATCATATCCCTCATCGCTAGGGATGAAAACCAGCATCTAGTTTTGACTCAAAACATTATTAAGAACTGGGCAAATGGCGATGATCCGGATATGAAGAAAATTTATAATGAAGAGAAAGAATGGTTGTATGCTTTATATGATCGTGCAGTCAATGAAGAGAAGCGTTGGGCAGAGTATCTCTTCAAAGATGGCAGCATGATTGGTTTGAATGATAAACTTTTACATCAATATGTTGAATGGATTGCTAATCGTCGGTTAAAATCGATTGGATTAAAACCTGTATATGATATTGCAGCTAAGAATAATCCACTTCCTTGGACACAACACTGGATCTCTTCTAAGGGTCTCCAAGTTGCTCCACAGGAAACTGAGGTTGAATCTTATGTTGTTGGTGGCATCAAGCAGGATGTTAAAAAGAACACGTTTACTGGATTCCAACTCTAATGTTAATTGAAAATGAAGGACAAGGTACATGGAGAGAAGCGTATCTCTCTTGGAAAGGTGCTATCTTATCTGAATCACAGGTACAACTGCTTACCGAGGGACCCCAATCCCTCGCACAAGCAAATCAACTTCAAGCAATGAAGTTGGACTACGAAAACTATAATTATGGTAATAGACTCTGATGCCTAAAAATATGCTTACGAAGGACGAGTTGAAGAATCGTGTGCTTCAATTAAAACATGATGTATACGAAGAACCTGATACCATATGGCAGGGGGATCGAGATATGGCACATAAATATCTCGACCGGGTATTGAATATCATTGAAGAATACAGGTATTGAGGATGAAGAACTTCTTTATGACAACCCATGGACGTATCAGGATCAACCGTTTACTACTAGTGGCATCGGTAAGTCTTTCGGTTTTGTCTATCGGATTACAAATTTGCAATCAGGCAAACAATACATCGGCCGCAAATACTTTTGGCAACTACGAAAGCCTAGAAGTGGAGGTCGGAGAGTTACAAGTGAGAGCGACTGGAAAAAATATTACGGAAGCTCTGATGAACTTAATGAAGAACGCAAGCGGATTGGGAATGCCGCTTATAAACGAGAAATTATCTCCATACATGATACCAAAGGAAGAGTTAATTTCGAGGAGACTCGACAACTCTTTATCAATTCTGTCCTTTCCGAAAGCTTGACAGACGGCACCCCTGCATACTATAATAGCAATATCCTGGGACGTTACTACCGTAAAGACTATCATGATTCTGGAAATGGTTCTGGCACTTAGTGCAGTTGATTATGATCACTTGGCCAGAACGGTTCAAGTTGAAACTCATCTTGGTTCTTTTGATGAATATTGTGTTGCAGCATCAATTATTAATCGAGTAAAGTCTCCTCTCTATCCCAATACTGTTGCGGATGTAGTGTATGCTCCTGGACAGTATGAGGGGTTTCTATATAAGAGACCTGCTGCTAACCGAGATGTTGTTGCAAGACTCAAAAACAATAAAAATATGTTGAAAGCTTTTGGTATTATAGGTGCCAGGACTAATTTTAAAGGTCAATCACAACTTCCACATAGAGTTCCTTCTGAGGATCCTATGTGTTCCCCCAAAGGTAATTTCTATCACTATCACTGGCAATAACTTATTCAGCAATGGAAAATCCTGGACATAATATTATTGTAAATATGGACGGAGGTGTTGGCGGATCTTGGAAAGTTGAAGAACCCAAGAATAACGATGATTGGCGTTATGAAGAAGATCGATTAAAGTTAAGAGGAGAAGTGTTAAAAATTCTTCTCTCAAAATTTGGTGGACCGATGGAAGGATGTGTTCCCAAATATTCTACACAATCGATCTATGAATGTGCCCATGATTGGGTATCACAAGGAAATAAAACTTCTTTTGGAATTGTAAAGTATTTTGAGGCATATTATGCAAAAATGGATTCTTAGTCTGCTGCTATTAGCATCACCCGTGATGGCAGATCCTATTAAGGAAGATGACTATTACACTAATCATTCAATGGGGTGTATGTTACTCCAAGAATGCACAGATGATGTCAAAGAAATCACGACTCTCCTTGATATTTCTAGTAATTACCCCAACTCTGCTAGTTATTATCCTGTTTCTAATGAGTTCAACAGAATGCTCACCTCTCTCAATAGGGTCGGAGTTAAGGTGTTTCTAGCAGATGAGAAGT